GCCTTGCTTATCGACAAGTTCAACCGATGCATAACCTGCAACAACCAAGTCAGACCCACTCTTGAGGAGAGTGATGTCCATAGAAGGTTGCTTTAGTGTCAGCATTAAACTAACGATTCTTTGTAACCATATTTAAACCCGTACTATACTTTGGAAAGTACAGGTTCATCGTCTTTGAAATCTAAACTAAGGTGCTCACCCTCTTCGGTATCTGTTTCGACAGGCTTGAAGTGTTGCGGTTTTTTCTTTTTCTTAGGCTCAATATCATCGACTCGTTGATGATAGTCAGGTAAGTTTTCTTCATCCGTAAGGCGTGTGGGTCCAGCAGGGGATTCGACAGGTGTTCCTAAATCAATACCAAGTCCCTTCGGTCCAGTCCATGTCATACGTTCTTTTGCAAGTTTATCCAATGTACGTACAATAACTTCCAATGCTTTTTTCTTGTCTTCGGGTTTGAGCAAGATATTTTTATCATCTTCTTCAATGATACCTACTGAATTTTCCTCAACACGCTTTGGAGATGGCTTCTTTGGCATTTCAAGGTCTTCGACTTTTGATTTCTTTTGCAATTGGCCGCTAAACAAAAGCGGGGCAAGTGGACTCCAAAACGGCTGTAGGCTTTCAGCCAGTGTTACACTGTAATCGTTTTTGTACAAATCACCCATTGTACTCACTGGGGAATGCACGTACCACATATCACCGACTTCATCGACTTGGTACGTTACAGTATCAATGTCCTTTAGAATAACATGTAAACCATCTTCATCGTATTCAACGTCATGTGGGATATTGATAGGTAGGTAACCTTTGGTTAGCAAGTCAAGCGACTCGGTGCTCGCTGGACCTTCACCCTCACCCTCGCCTTCGATTTGACGAATCTGTAC